AGTTATATTGCTGGCGCAAATACGACCAAAGCTAGTGTGAGCCTTGCAACTCGAGGCGTTGCGACAATTTTGTTTATCAGCGGGACGGTTTGCGTAATTAGCGGAAACGTGAGCTAAAAATGTCTGGCATTTTTCACTTATTGCTTGGACAAGTTGTTGGTGCCTCAAACTACACCGTAATCGAGAAGTTCCTTGCCGCCGGAACGTGGACGGCGCCTACGGGCGTGACTGCCGTTGACTATTTAGTGGTTGCGGGTGGCGGTGGTGGCGGAGGCGCGCAAGGCGGTGGCGGCGGTGCAGGCGGGTTTAGAACCGGCACAGCATTAAGCGTTACCGCAGGAACTGATTACACAATTACCGTTGGAGGCGGCGGAGCAGGAGGCCCAAACGCTTTGCCGGGAACTCGCGCCCCAAACGGCAACAATTCCGTATTTAGCACTATTACATCAACCGCAGGCGGTGGCGGCGGCGGTGAAGCATCAAGCAATCAAACTGGAGCAAATGGTGGCTCTGGCGGTGGCGGAAATCGCGCAAATTCATCTGCTGGCGGCACAGGTAACACGCCTAGCACTTCCCCGTCTCAAGGAAATAATGGTGGCGCTGGAGCCGCAGGCGTAACAGGTGGCGGCGGTGGGGGTGCGTCTGCTGTTGGGCTATCTGGAGCCGCTCCTAATTACGGTAATGGTGGAAACGGCACGGCCTCAACGATTAGCGGCTCTAGCGTCACTTACGCAGGCGGTGGCGGCGGCGGTGGCGGAACCGGAGGAACGGCTGGAACGGGAGGCACAGGCGGCGGGGCAAACGGAGTTACCGAATACACTCAAACGCCAACGGATGCGACTGCTAATTTAGGCGGTGGTGGTGGTGGTGGCGGTGGTGGCGGCCCGTATGGCGGAGTAGGCGGCAAAGGCGGCTCTGGCATAGTCATTGTCTCTTACGCATTGCCTATCGGTAACCCGATCATCTTCAAAAGCACGGCAACGTGGAGAGCGCCTACTGGTGCGACGACGGTGGATTACCTTGTTGTTGGGGGGGGCGGCGGTGGCGGCGGAGTAAATTCTGCTGGTGGCGGCGGCGCTGGAGGATTTAGAACTGGCACAGGATTTTCTGTAACTGCCGGAACTTCTTATGTTGTAACTATTGGCGCGGGCGGCGCAGGTGGAGATGCTCCTTCTGGCTCGCAAGGCGGAAGTTCTACATTTAGCACTATTACTTCTGCGGGCGGCGGTGCCGGAGCAAATTATTGGACTAACGGAGGAAATGGCGGTTCTGGTGGCGGTGCTGGTGGAGGCCTGCCTTTTGGAACAGGTGGATTTGGCAATACGCCAAGCACATCTCCGTCTCAAGGTAGCAATGGCGGAAATGGAAGCGGCGATGCACCGTTTTACGGTTCTGGAGGAGGCGGAGGAGCTTCAGCAATAGGAGGCTCTGGAACTGCTAATGCAAGCGGAAACGGCGGCGCAGGAACTGCGTCAACTATTAGCGGCTCTAGCGTAACTTACGCGGGTGGCGGCGGAGGTGGCGGCACATCGCAAGGCGCTCCTCGCGGCACAGGCGGAGCAGGCGGCGGCGGCAACGGCGGCCCTTCTGGATCAAATGGAACTGCTAATACGGGCGGTGGCGGCGGTGGTGGATACACGCCCGCGCTATATTCTGGCGGCTCCGGTATTGTTATTTTGAAGGTGAACTAATGAAGGCTTATCAACTTGTGGGAATTAACGTGGCAATGCACCTTTTGCGCCCCGGCGCGAAATGGGAAATTACGGGAGGCGTAGGGTTTACCCGTTGGGAAGATCCGCGCCCGCAGCCCTCAATGGAAGAAGTCATGGAAACCATTGAGAAACTCAAAGCGTTTGAGGATTCCATCAACACGATCTTGTTGCCCAAGCAACAGGAGGCGATGAAAGCGCAAATGGAGCAAGTTGAACAGGCGATGAACTCGTGAACCTACACGGCATATTCCCGACGCCGGTAGGCCGGTTTGAACTTGGTCGTGAGTTTACGACCGAGGAAGCCGAGTTCTGCCTTGGGCAAGAGCAACGCGGCAACGAAGGCAACATGACCAGCGTAAACAACTACGTTCTGCGTCACGACTCGTTGACCGGCCTCAAGACATTTATTGATGCGTGCGTGGATGAATACGTCAAAGCGACTTATGCGCCCAAATATGACGTATCCATGCGCGTTACGCAGTCATGGTTTAACTACACGAAACCGGGGCAATGGCATCACAAGCACGCGCACCCGAATTCGTTTATTAGCGGCGTTCTTTACATGAAAGCCGTCAAAGACAAGATTTACTTTTATCGAGACGGCTACCAAACCATCAAACTGCCGACCGATAACTGGAACTTGTACAACTCTGAATCGTGGTGGTTTGAGGCAGAGACGGGCGGCTTGGTGTTGTTTCCGTCAAGCCTCACCCACATGGTACAGACGGTGACGGGTGACGACACTCGTATTAGTTTGGCGTTTAACACTTTCCCGGTCGGCTACGTCGGTGACGAGCAAAGCCTTACTGGGTTGCATTTGAAGGAGTAAGGAACGTGGCTCATTTTGCAGAAATTGACGGCAACGGCGTTGTGCAGCGCGTCATTGTTGTAGGCAACAAAGACACCTCCGACGCTAATGGCGTGGAAAAGGAATCTATTGGCCAGGCGTTCTGCGAGCGTCTGTTCGGTGGCAACTGGGTGCAGACTTCGTACAACGGCAACTTCCGCAAGCGATACGCCGGGATCGGATATTCGTATGACCCGGCGCTGGATGCGTTTATTGCGCCGCAGCCGTACCCGTCTTGGACGTTAGACGATAACGCCGATTGGCAGGCGCCTGTGCCGATGCCGTCCGACGGCAAAATGTATGCGTGGGACGAAGACGCGCAAGCGTGGGTTGATACTCAAACGGAGGCCGTATGAGCTGCGTGTGGAAAGTTGACAGTATGCTGGTTAAGCCCATCGAGGATGGCCGTCCGGACGTTGTTGTGACAGTTAAATGGTCATGCAGTGCATCTGCCGACGGCAAGACGGCCAGCATCAAGGGCAGCATGGGGTTTGAGGGCGCGGGCGATCCGTTCGTGCCATACGCCAACCTCACGGAAGCCGACGTTTTAGAATGGGTCTACGCCCGTGGCCTTAACAAGGAACAAACCGAGGCCGTGGTTGCTTACGACCTTGAGCAGATGGTTAACCCTCCTGTGGTGGATAAACCACTGCCGTGGGCATAACTGTTGCACGTTTGCAACACACAATAGAATTTAGTACGCTTTAACCGTACTGGTGCGTTTCACCAGGGATTCTTAAGGAATCAAAATGTCTGACGAAAATGAAGTTGTAGCGGCTGCGTCCGCGCCGGAACCGGAAGCCACGGCGGCACCGGATACCGAAGTTGTTGCTCAAGAACAACAGCCGGAAGAAAAGTCTGCCAAGACGTTCACCCAAGAGGAATTGGACGCGCTGGTAGGCAAAAGGCTTGCACGGGAACGTCGCAAGTGGGAACGAGAGGCTGCGGTTAAAACCAAGGGTTCGCCCGAGGTGTCTGCTGACCTTCCAAGTAAGGACGAGAATCCCGATGCATACGCAGAGGCTTTGGCCGAGCGTAAGGCTGCGGAACTTCTTGCCCGTCGGGAGGCCGAGCGGGAACAGTTGGCTCTCGTAGAGGCATATCACGACCGCGAGGAGCAGGCTCGGGAGAAGTACGACGACTTCGAGCAAGTCGTTTACAACCGTAACCTGCCGATTACAGACGTGATGGCACAAACGATACAGGCATCTGATGTTGGCCCCGATGTAGCGTACTACTTGGGTTCTAATCCGAAAGAAGCCGACCGTATCGCCCGCTTAAGTCCGTTCCTTCAAGCCAAGGAAATCGGTCGAATTGAGGCAAAAATTGCCGAAAATCCGCCGGTTAAACGATCAACAAGCGCGCCCCCGCCTATTAAGCCTGTCACGGCCAAAAGCTCCAGCGCTCCGACCCTTGATACGACCGACCCACGCTCCATGAAAATGAGTACGTCGGAATGGATTGAGGCAGAGCGCATGAGACAGATTAAGAAGTGGGAAGCGCAACGTAACCGCTAATCATTTTTAGGAGACTTAAGTGTCTAACTCACTGCTTACTATTGACATGATTACGCGCAAGGCGCTCGAAATCTTCGAGAACCAGCTCGTACTCACCCGTAACGTGAACCGTCAGTACGACGACAGCTTTGCTGTTGAAGGTGCCAAGATTGGTTCGACCCTGCGCATCCGTCTGCCGGATCGCGCTCTCGTGACGGACGGTGCCGCCCTGCAGGTGCAGGACGACAACGAACAGTACACGACCCTCACGGTTGCTTCGCAGAAGCACATTGGCGTGAACTTCACCTCTGCCGAACTCACCATGCAGTTGGATGACTTCGCGGAGCGTGTGTTGAAGCCGCGCGTTAGCCAGT